AAGTCCGGTTGTCTGTGGAGAAAGCATTTGTACGACACCGCCAAGGGCCATCGCAGCGCCAAATTGCATTAGAGGAACGCCGACAGCACCACCGCCAAAGTATGACGCCACAGCACCAACTGCGACTAAAGCCACGCCTAAGATAGTCTGGAATACTCCACCACGTTTACTTCCGAGGATAACCGGCGCGATACGGATGTCAGCTGTACTCTGATCCAAAGAGAGCTCATCATCGTTCAGGTTACGCTTACCGCTGAAAACAGCGTAGGTTAGGCCGCGCTGCTTGCTGGTATTCAAAAAACGCTCGAAGCCTGGCACGATAACGCACAATGCGCGGATAGCTTCTTTTGGTGAGGCTACTGAAAGTTGGAATTCACGACCAAAAGTAGCACCGAGAATCCCATAAAGGCGAATGATACGCTTAGATTCAGCTGCTAAAATCGACATATTGTTTCCATAAAAACATTTTCATAACAGGACATGCGTTGTGATGTAATACGAACTCATGATCAAATCACCTTTAACGGCAAAATGATTACAAACGATTCAATAAGGCATTTAATTTCTAATCCTACTAGCGAATTCAGGATGCTTAATATTGAAAACAACAAAACTATCGGGGCACTGCTTTGATACCGATGAATAGTAGGTCATACAATCATCTGGCTTTGCTTCATCTGTAGAGTGATATACGCCATCCACCAAAGAAAGTGTAGGAGTTAGATACGTCGCTTTCGCTAATTCATTGCTTAGAGATGAAAATTCTTTTGGGTAAGCAGTAGCACATGACATGAATGCCTTGTTAATAACATTTTTATCACCTATGCAACTTAGGGATGCATTAAGATATGCATCCTGCAAGTCAGTACGCAACTCAATTAATGTCGGCTCAACGAATCTAATCCCAGAAACAACCCCAATCAAACCCAAGCCTGTTCCGATTAGTGCAAGAGTTGAACCATTATCAAAACATAAATCGTTCCATACAAACCATCTAAAAAGGAAATACGCCACTGAAAAAGAGGTGACTAACCCTCCCAAACCAGTCCATAAATTGCCATTCTCACCGAAAGAGTTCTTACAAAAAAGATATACGCCTGCTAATAGCGATATCAATACCAACAATTTTACAGCATTGAAGAAAATCTTACTTATTATAGGCACATTATATCCTTAGAACGTTACATCGTAGCTGATATTATTATACATTCATGGACCGATGACGAGTGATTAACATCGTCCTTTCACGCCAGTAACCGCCATAGGGTACTAGCTGGCTAAGATGTCCATATAGATGATGCAGAAGCATGTTCCCCTCCAGTAAGATTCCTGAATGGTTCCACTTATTCGATTCCACCTGCATGATGATCAAATCGCCCGGCATTGGTGATCCACTCAATTCTCGGAACCCACATTCGTACCAGCAATCCTGATAGAAATTATCCGGATAGGAGTCCTCCCACTAGGGATAATCAACATGGTAATCCTGAAGTTCGACATCATGCTCCTGCCGGAAATAGCTCATCACCAGCCCCCAACAGTCGTAGTGTCCGAGCACAAACGGGCGCCCGAGCAGCGGCAATTCTCCGCGGGGAGTAATGGTACGAAAGTCTCCTTCCGGCCAACTGACAATATGCCAGGGCAGCAACGTTGCATCGCATTGAGCCTTGTCCAGTTCACTTGGTTGGGTCGTCGCATCAGGGTGACTATGTACGATTCCCGTTATCGTCCCCCAGTCTTCAGCAGCAGCGTAATCCTCTGGCGCAAGGTGAAACTGTTCAGTTGGTTCGACAGCCAGATTACGGCATGGGAAATAGCGTTCCACCCGGCTTTTCTGCGCTATCACGCCGCAGCATTCGTGGGGATAGTCTTTCGCAGCATGCGCCAGGATGTCCTGAATTGTTTTCTGACGCATGTTAACTCCTGATCAAAGATGTTCCTGGAAAACCACCGAAAGGAAGTTCATTGTGTTCACCAAACCGAAGCTTGCATGCGGTGAGCGTGCCGTTGCATTCATCCAATGAGGGATCGCTTACCGGATTGTTGTTTCTGTCGAAGTAAAACGTGCCGGCATAATCGCACCCATCGCCGGTGCGGTACCTATTCCGGATGCACCATGTGCAAAGGGAATGCAGCTGTCTGGTCGGAATCATCAATCCCTGCAGATCCATCGGGCTTGTAAGAACAAACTCGATACTTTCACCGGGAAGCTCGCTATTTTTACCGTCGATATAGAAAACCCGCTTCCTCACCTGCAAGGGATCTGCTGTTGGATTTCCATCCGGGAAATTGCGCGCATCAAGGTAATGCGAAAAAGTGTCATGAATCGTAACTTTGGCCTGCAGCATATCGTCATAGGCCAGACAGAGCGCTGTGATAGAGCTGTCAATGTTGGCAACGGTGAGCGTCGGCTGGGCGCTACTGCCATCGGTTGAAGCTTCCAGTCCCTCGAGCTTATATGGCCAGGCACCATACTCTTCGCCCTGCCACCAGATACTCTTCGCCTTTAACTTTGATTCGTCGCCACCAGCAACCGCAATCTCGTCTTCAGTATGCGGGAGGTTATAAGCGTGAAAGCGCAGAACGTCGTCCAGACCAAACGCAGAACCGTCTACCTCAAGAAAACGTATTTTTTGACCCGGTTCGAGGCGTTGATAATCTTCAGTAATCATGGTGCATATGCCTGTTTGAAGGTTGCTTTTATGGTCATCACTTTGCTGGATAGCGGCTGGGCTTTAATAGAATCAGCTTCAATCCGGTATAAACCGGTTTCGCCAACAGGAGACGTCCAGATAAAGGATTTTGTGATGTGATTGCGGCAAAAACTCAGCGCATCGAGCATCTCTGCCTTTTTTCCCGTTAAGGTCATCGGCCATGACTGTTTTTCAGGGTTGATGCCTTCACCGGCGATCTGTTCAAAGCCGTCTCCGAAAGATGCAGAGCGTGTTGCGTAAGTGAACTCCCCTTCCATTCCCGCCTGAATCTGGGTTCGCCAGGTAAATGTTTCGATCGTCACTTTTCCTCCGGGCATAAAAAAACCCGCCGAAGCGGGTATAACTCGATTAGTCGCTGAAAGAAATTTCATCTCCAATTGTCGATTCATTACGTATATTTGAATGGCTATTACACAATTTCACTACACAGCGAGTTCTCATGAAAACACTACTAATCGCAGCTCTTTCTTTAGCGCTTGTGGCGCCCTCGATCACTTATGCAAAAGGTTCTCGTGGTCATTACACCAACGGGAAAGGCTCCTCACACAAGGGTGGGACATATACCACCCATAAGTATCTGCCCCGTAAATAATTAATCTTGTGATAGCAGGCTCAAACAAGGGACTGCTATCAGTTTATCAACGGCTTTTCATAGCGCTCCAAATCAACCTTCCGGGTTGCAACTCTTTAGCAATTCCAGCACGAACAGACTGATCGATGGTCTGTTTGTAAGCCCGAGAAATAGCATCGTTATTGCCGGAAGTCTGCTGATGAGTGTTCTGGTTTTGAACGACCACGGAAGTTTGAACGGTTACGCCACCAGCTGCATTCGATTGCAGCCCATACAATGGGGCAGTACCAACATAGCCGCCGTTTGCATACCCCTGAGCTCCACGCATAAGCGCATAGAGATTGCCCACACCCAATGCACTGGTCGCTTCCTTCGTAAATACAAACTCACCACCATGAACTACGCCTTTCGGTTGGTACTTACCCCCATCTCCCGTGTAGCCGCCTCCATCAAAACCGGGGACCAAACCACCACCTGAAAAACCAAAGAACGCGCCGATACCGGTTCCACCAAACGCTGATTTCATTCCATTAACCAAAGCCAGTTGCGTCAGCATCTGGGCGATGCCCTTGAGGAAAGTAGAAAGGAAATCTGAGAAGTTAGATTTACCAGTGGTGAAGAAATCAGTCAGGGTGCTGGCCATGCCGGTGAACGCGTTGCTGGTAACCGTCTGCACCTGGGAGTAAACATTTGTCGCGCTGTCTTCAAACTCCGCCCAGCCCTTTTTCGCGCCTGTCAGCCAGTCACCCCGCAACTGGTCCTCGGCATCGTAATAATCATTAGCTGCCTTAAGCTGTTTCTGATAACCCTCGTCGTCAAGCGTGCCGCCTGAGTTGATCCAGCCAGAAGAAAGCTGGCTCTTTGCCAGTTCACGTTGTGACAGGCGGTCACTCATCCCGCCACCACTCACTAATGCAGCCTGCTTCTCAGCCATCTGCGTGACGTATTTCTGCGAGGTATCCATTCGCTTGTTCAGCTGTTCCTGTGCGGTAATCTGATCACCTAACAGGGCTTTCTGCCGCGCTAACTGCAGCACCTGGTCTTTACTCGCGAGCAGATATTGCTCCTGCTTTGTCAGAGAGCGAGTTCGGGAGGCCTCTTCCAGCACCTGAAATTTCGCTTCCGTAGTCCAAAGGTCTTTGCGCTGTTGGCTAATAGTATCGTTCAGCCCTTTATGCAGCTGCAGGGCCCGTAGCTGTGCCTGAAGCGCTAACAACTCGGCCTGGGCGCCATCCATGCTGCGATCGCCAGCCGATAAAGTGCCCTGCTTTCCGGTTTTCGTCTTTTTGCCAAAAGCAGCAACCTCTTCCCGATCCTTCTGGGTGGTTGCAGTACTTATCTTTCTAGTCGTATCGAGGTATTTACCTGCACTGATATCAGCGGCATCCCAGTCTTTTTTCAACTGAGAGACGCTGTCGCCATAAGCGCTGGCCATTTGTTCGTTATAGTCCTGCCATCCCTGCAAAGTATCCGTTTTCGCCCAGTCAGGAATGAGATTAATCGCAGCCGCGATAGAGGAAGAAATGATCTGGTTCAGCTTCTGGAAAACGATCGCTACGCTGTAATAAATTGCGTTGAATTCCTTCAGTGTGTTTGATGCCAGTTCAGCTACCCACTGACCGATACTCTGCATGGCCTCAGATGCCCAGCCCTTGATATCCAGCCACAGGCGACCAAACGGCGTCAATGAGTCGTAAGCCTGTTCTCCACGTTGTGCCATCGTATCGCCAAACAGGTCCATGGCCTGTGTAACTGCAGCAGTCTGGTCCTTCTGCTTCACCAGCTCATCAATGTGCTTAAGCTGCGAAACAGTCAGGAAGTTGTATTGTTCGTTTAGGCTCTGAAGGGCTTTGACCGGATCCTTTTCAATATCCTGATATGCCTTGGTGATGTCCTGCGCCGAAACAATACCGGTTTGAACTGCAAGTGCCGTAGAGCCCGCCGCTTTTTCAAGCTGCTGCTGTGTGAGCGATCCCATGC